CGGTCGATAGCGCCTGGGACGGCCCGGCCGCCAAGGCAAACCTTAAAAACGACGGCACGCGCGATTATTACCGCTCGGTCTTCGCCTGGGAGGATTCGAAGGGCGACGGCACCCACAAGAGCGACTTCAAGTTCATTCACCACGAGGTCGATTCCTCGGGCAAAGTCGGCGGGGCCAACCTGCGCGCCTGCTCGAGCGGCATCGCGGTCCTCAACGGAGGCCGCGGCGGCGCGAACATCGCCGAATCCGACCGCAAAGGCGTCCATTCGCATCTCGCGGCGCATCTGCGCGACGCCAAGAAGGACGTGCCCGAGCTCAAGAGCGGCCAGGCTGGCGGTCTCGAACGGCGCATGGTTGAGAGCAGCAGCCTCCGGGTGGTGCGCAAACGCGACGCCGGCGGCGACGAAGGCATCCAGATGCCGCCGATGATGGCCGGTTATGCCGCCAAATTCGGCACGCGCTCGCTGCCGCTGGGCTTCTTTGGCTTCCGCGAGCAGATCGACCCGCACGCCTTCGATGAGACCCTGGCCAGCGCGCCCGACGTGCGTTTCACCTTCAATCACGATCCTAATAAGGTCTTCGGCCGCACCATAGCCGGCACGCTCAAGCTCGCGGTCGATACCACCGGCCTGCGCTTCGAATGCACGCCGCCCGAGAACCACACCGCCAAGGGTCTGCTGGAATCGATCGAGCGCGGCGATATCTCGCAGTGCTCCTTCGGCTTCCGCGTGCTCGACGACGACTGGTCGCAAGAGAAGGACGGCACTCTGCTGCGAACGCTGAAAAAGGTTTCGCTGCACGACGGCGACGTCGCGGCGGTGACCTATCCGGCGTACCCCGACACCGAGGTCGACGTGCGCGCTCTCGAAGAATTAGGCGAAGAGGGCCAGCTGCGGGTGGCCCTGACGGGGGTCGAGGTGCGGCTGTCGCTGACCGGGGTCGTGAGCGACAAAAGCATCTGGCGCATCCGGGCCGCGGCGCTACGCCGGCAGGCCGAGCTCGCGGCGCTCGAATAGTCAAGAGCAGGGCGTGCAGCTTTAATTGGGATCAAATCGCCCCTCGCAACCCCTTCTCGCACAGGGCATTTGCGATAAAGGTATCAAGTTACCAACACACCAGGTCCCAAATGCCGCATAGCGATAAGCGAATCCTGGCGGAGTTTAGTGCAGGCAATTTGACTCGTCCCGTGCCGCGCGCCAGCCTTGAGCCTGCAATGAGGACCCCGATAGGGGGTCGGTGCGGCGAGGCCTCCGGACCGGGATCGGTGACCAGCTAAGCCGCTGATGTAGCACCCGCCAGACGCGATCGTCGGGCGCCAAGCTGCCGTGACCCGGAAACACTCCGGGCGCGGGAGCTTGGCGCCCGCTTTTTTTTGCCCGCCAGGACGTTCCGTGCCCGCGCACATCAAGGGGGACGACCTGGTGGAACTCAGGGAACTCAGGGAACAACGCGGCCAGCTGATCAAGCAGGCGCGCGATATCAGCGAGCGTGCGGAGAAGGACAACCGCGACCTCACCACCGAGGAGCGCACAAATTACGACAAGGCGATGGCCGACGCCGGCCAGCTCAAGGACCGCGTCAAGCGGGCCGAGGACCAGATCGAGCTCGACCGCGAGGGCGCGGCGGTCGAGGCGCGCCGCCATCCCGAAGAGGAAGGCAAGAAGCCTCTCAGCGCAGAAGAGTTGCGCGCGCACACCACGGAATTCCGCAGCTTATGGGTGCGCGACCGCTACCAGGGCATCCAGCTCTCTGCCAGCGGCCGCCAGATCGAGTCGCTGTGCAAGAGCGAGCGCAAGCGCATGGACAAGCTCGAGAGCAGCCTGCGCGAGGCGCCCGCCTATCGGGCCTGGCTCAAGGCGCTGGCTTTCGGCGTTCAGGAACTCTCCGGCGATGAACGGCGCGATCTGCTCATGGGCGCAGATCCGGCCGGCGGCTTCACCGTGCCGCCCGAGCAGTTCCAGGCGACCCTGATCCGCAAGATCGACGACTATGTCTATCTGCGCGCGCTGGCGACCAAGGTCGTAGTGACCAAGGCCCAGGACCTGGGCGTTCCGACCCTCGAAGATAACCCGGCCGATGCCGACTGGACCAGCGAACTCGCGACCGGCACCAGCGATACCGCGATGGACTTCGGCAAGCGCGCCTTCGCGCCCCATCCGCTGGCCAAGCAAATCAAAGTTTCCAAGAAGCTGCTCCGCGCCAGCGTGCTCGATATCGAGGCGCTGATCGCCGACCGCTTCGCCTACAAATTCGGCATCACCGAGGAAAAAGCCTTCCTGCTCGGCACCGGCGCGCAGCAGCCCCTGGGCGTGTTCGTTGCCTCTGCCAACGGAATTTCCACCGCGCGCGACGTCGTGAGCAGCAACACCACCACGCAGATCGTCGCCGACGCGATCCAGGACACCAAGTACGCGCTCAAGGCGCCTTATCGGCGCGGCGCGGTCTGGCTATTCCACCGCAACGGAATCGCGATGGTCTCCAAGCTCAAGGACGGCATGGGCCGCTATATGTGGGAGGCCGGCCTGACCGCGGGCACTCCCGACAGGATCCTGAACAGCCCGGTTTATGAGTCTGAGTATGTGCCGAGCACCTTCACCACCGGGCAGTACGTCGGCATCCTGGGCGATTTCTCGCGCTACTGGATCGCCGATTCGCTCGACATGACCGTGCAGCGGCTGGTCGAGCTCTACGCCGCCTCCAACCAGGAAGGCTTCATCATGCGCCAGGAACTCGACGGCATGCCCGTGCTCGAGGAGGCCTTCGCCCGGGTGACGCTCGCTTAGAACGCATTAACCGCGTGACTGGGCCCGCGGGCCATCCGCAAGGGAGGCCCGAAGGGGGGACGGGCCCGGTCAGCTTTGTTGCTCACGCCAAGGGGGGCGAAATGCAGCTTTCTAAAAACGTAAAGGTGAGCCACGTGCTGAACGCGGTCGCCGCCGGCACCAGCAACCAGACCAGCTCTGAAATCGACATGCAGGGCTGGGACGGCGTGATGTTCATCGCCGATATCGGGGCCTTGACCGGGACCCAGGTCACCGCGCTCGAAGCCCAGGGCAGCAATATCAGCGGCAGCGAGACGGCCTTCACCACTGACGCCGTCACTCCCCCGATGGCCGACGCCGACAGCAACAAGCTTCTGATCCTCGACATCTTCCGGCCGGTCACCCGTTATTTGAAGGCCGTCGTCGAGCGCGGCACCGCCAATGCGGTGATCAACTGTGTAATCGCGATCCAGTATCGCGGGGACAAGGCGCCCTTCACGGCCGCCGCCAGCGTGTCGTGGGCCTCGGCTTTCGTTTCGCCCTAACCCGGCGGGCCTTTGCAGGCCCTTTGTGGAGGAAACCTCCAGGCCCTTGGGGGCGTAGGAGAAACACGCGATGGCAGATTCGGATTACAGCTCGGGCGTAGTGATCGAGCAGGGCGGCCAGCTCCTGCGCGTCAAAAACGGCAGCAAGATCGTTCTTGACTCGGGCGGCACGCTCGACGTCTCGGCCGGCACCTTCACCGGCGGCGGCACCCTCACCACTGAATTTAGCAGCGGCGAGACCCTGAAGATCGACAATGGCGCCGTCCTTGATGCGTCGGCGGCCAACGCCAGCGACGTGAAGCTGCCAGCCGGCGCGGTGATTACGGCGGCTCTCAATGCCGGCGCGGTCACTCCGACCAAGATGGCGTTCACCGGAATCAAAGTGCTCGCGATCGTCGGTTATAACGGCATCCATGCCTGTACCGCGACCGGCGCCGCCGTTGGCGATCGCCTGGTCGCGATCTTCGGCACTCCGACCGCCGGCGGGGCACTAATCCCCAAAGTTCCCGGCACCGACTTCGAGGCGACGGTCAGCGTCACCAGTCAGCTTCAGCAGCTCGTCGCGACCGATTTGTCGGGCGACACCTTCATCGGAATCTTCATCCCCGCGGCGGCATAGATGAAAGTCCGCATGAATACCGCGATGGCGCACCCCAAGTACGGGGTCGCCCATCCCGGGGACGTGATCGAGCTGCCCGACGCGATCGCCAAGGAACTGATCGCTGGCCGCTACGCCGAGGTCGCCTGGCCGGCGCCGCCGGCTGCAGTGCGCGAAACGGCGATGACCGCCGGGCCGGCCGAAAAGGCAGTCCAGGAACGCGCCCGAGGACGCCAGGTAAAGGCATGAGCCGGCTGCCTATAATCCTTGCGCTCGCGCTTGTGCTGATGTCGGCGTCGCTCGCGGCCGCGGATACGGTCACGCCGACGCCAACGGCTACCACCACGGCGACTCCGACGGCAACGGCGACGCCGACACCAACGGCAACGCAAACGCCGACGACACCTGCCGTAGACGACTATCCGGATATTTCGCCGAAGGCCTGGATCGCGCCGGCGCCGCACGCCGCGCCGGTCACGCCGAGCGATATCGACGACCTCAGGCACGTCACGCGATGGCTGTTCATCGGCAGCATCGGGACCGTCGTCGTTGTCATGGAGGACGGCACTACCGTCACGCTGACTGGCGTGCCGACCGGCGCGCTATTGCCGATCCGCGTCACCCGCGTGATGGCCACTAACACGACCGCCAGCAACATGATCGCGCTTTGGTAGGAGCACAAATGAGCAACACGACAGTCCCGCGCTTACGCACACTTCTTACGCTCCTACTCGCGCTGTTGCTGGCTTCGGCGTCGCTCGCGGCTGCCGACACAGTCACGCCGACTCCGACCGCGACGACCACGCCGACGCCGACCGCCACGCCTACGCCAAGCACGACCATCGGACCGACCGCGCTGACCATCAGGGCGCTGGGCAGCCTGGTCAAATCCCTCGATCTCAACATCGCCACCCAGACGCTGAACTACGAGCGCGACTACGCCCTCTCGCCCGGCACCGGCGCCACGCAGGGCGATACCCTGTTCGAGGATACGCGCACGCTTGCCGCCAGCATCGGCGAGGACTTGGATTTCAACGGCGGTTCGCTCACCGACGCCTTCGGCGCCACTCTGGCGTTCACCAAGCTCAAGCTGCTGATCGTCTACGCCAATCCGAACAACGTCAACGACGTCGTGGTAGGCGGCGCGAGTTCCGACGGCCTGGTCTCGCCCTTTGGCAGTCCAACCGACGTCTTCCACGTCAAGCCGGGTGGAATCCTGGTGCTGATCGCGCCAGACGCCAACGGCTACGCCGTGGTGGCGTCCACCGCGCATCTGCTGCACCTCGCGAACGGCGGCAGCGGCACTTCGGTCACCTACGACATCGTCGCGCTGGGAGTGTGAGCAGCACGGTTAGCGGCAGATAACGAACCGCGAAAGGGGGGAACTTGGCGGTCCAGCTCATACACGGCCCGGCCGTCGAGCCACTCTCGCTCGACGAGGCCAAGCTCCATGTGCGCCAGGACAGCACCGCAGACGATGACCTGATCACGACGCTGATCCAGGCCGCGCGCGAATACTGCGAGGACTTCTGCCATCGCGCTTTCGTCACCCAGACCTGGCAATTGCTGCTCGACCATTTTCCCGGAGTCGCCGATCACAACCAGGGCTACGCCGACCTCGGCGTGATGGGAGACGCGGCGCTGGGCATCGGGCTGCCGCCGGTCGGCTACACCTTCGCCTATCAGTCCGAGGTCTACTTCCGCGCCGGCGCGCTGATCCTCCCCAAGCCGCCGCTGCAGTCGGTCTATTTCATCAAGTACATCGACACCGACGGCACGCTGCAGACGCTCGATCCCTCGCTCTACCAGGTCGATACCGCGAGCGAGCCCGCGCGCGTGGCGCCGGCGGCGAATAACAACTGGCCGCTGACACTGCTCTCGATCCGCGCGCCGGTGCTCAACGCCGTCCAGATCCAGTTCGTGTGCGGCTTCGGCGCTGCCGCCGATGTGCCCGCCAGCATCAAGGCGGCGATGAAGCTGATGATCGCGCACTGGTACGAGAACCGCAGCCAGGTGCTGACCGGCTTCCGCGCCGCGGCGGTCGAGATTCCGGACGCGGCCGACACTCTGCTGTGGCGCAACAAGGTGGTCTACGCGGTATGAGTTTCGACCCCGCCACCCAGCCCGTCGACGAGATCGAGATCGGCCAGCTGCGCCATCGGATCACGATCCAGACGCCGCAGGTCACCGGCCAGGATTCGACCGGTGCAGAGCTTATCAGCTGGGTCGAGTTCGCCCAGGTGTGGGCCAATGTGATGCCGATCGGCGGACGCGAAATCTTCGCGGCGGCGCAGATATACCCCGACGCCGATACCCGCATCATCATGCGCTGGCGCTCCGACCTCGATCCCAAGATGCGGATTTGGTGGCCCGTGTCCGCACGGCCCTCCAACGGACACGACCGCCAGTTCGACATCCTCAACATCAGCGACATCAACGAGCGCCACCACGAGATCGAGATCATCGCGCTCGAGCGGCCGATCGAGAGGAATCCGTGATGGAGTTCGGCGAGATCACCATCACCGGCGGCAAGGAACTCGCCGACCTGCTCTCGAAGATGCCAGTTCGCGCCGCCAATAACGTAATGCGCGGCGCGCTCTACGCCGGCGCCGTGGTGATCCGCGACGAAGCGCGCCGGCTGGCTCCAGTCGGCCATCCGCCGCTGCCCAAGGGCGAATCGCCGGCCACGCTGCGCAAGGGCATCATCGCCAGCCGCGGACGCGGCACCCGCGACACCCTGGTCGCCAAGGTCCATCTCAGCAAAGACGCCTGGTACGGCCGCCTAGTCGAATTCGGCCATCGCATTGCCGCCGGCGGCAATCTGCGATGGGGCCGCAGCCGACGATGGGGCCGCCAGCGCGGTCATGTGGTCGGCGCGGTTGCCCCGCACCCCTTCATGCGCCCGGCGTTCGATTCCAAGCGCGACGCCGCGATCGCCGCGATCGCCGAGTACGCGCACCGCCGAATCGAAGCCGACGCGCTCAAGCAGCAAAGCGCGGCCGCGGAGGTATTCGGACCATGAGTACTCTGCTGCTGCTGGCCGTCATCGCGCTCGAGGTCGCCAACCTGTTCATCGCGGCCGGCATCCGCGCGCGCATCGGCGAGTTGCGCGCGGTCAGTGAACCCGACGAGAGCGCGCCGTCCCGGCGATACCTGGATGAGGGCCGGTGATGGCCTC